GAAATTCTTTGAATAACAATATCTGCTATTTCACTATTGAAAGCTGATCTTGGCGCTACACCTGCTTGTTCTCTAAGTTGACGTACTCTTTCATCAGTAACTCCCCATTCATCAGCCCAGTCAGATAATTTTTTATGAGGATCTTCTAAAAATAATTCTCTAGCTTCTTCTACTGTTGGTGCTATTCTATTTGGCATGTTCCTCCTTGATTATTATTAATCGAAGAATATTCTTTTATATGGCATTAAAGCTGTTATATCAAAAGCAGTAAGTGCTGGACCAAATGTGCTACCTATAGGATCTCCATAAGTAAGCGATAAGTCACCTACTGATTCTGAGTTTACAGCATAGAAGTTTCCGTCATTACTTGTATCACTTTTATGTGAATCAATGTTTTCTTTTGGTTGTAAGGAAGAAAGTTGTAAAGTATTATTAAGAATCCTACCTGCTGCTCTTGCGCATGTAAATCTTATTACATCAGGTATAGTTGCAAAACCTCCTGAGTAAGTAACAACTACGTTTTGATATTTAGCATCTGACCATCGACTATGACCAGTTTTTACAATATATCCTTCTTCTTTAAAAACTACGTAATCGTTTTCATTTCCTTCAGTGAGTGTAAATCCATCTTCAACTATAGAAGCTACACTATTAACTGGTGTAACTTTTAAAAATAAATGTGTTCTCTCTTTTCCATCAAACGTCTCAACAATACTTGTATTTAATTCTGGATCGTATCCTAAGAAACGTTTTATAGCTGACTCTACATAAGGAATAAAAGTATTTGTTATATCGGTTTGTAAAGCTGTATTGTAATTTATTTGAACAATAGATTCAACGTCAGCTGAAGTACAAAGAGCCATGACGACTCCTTACTTATCTTCTGTATCTTTTGGCTTTACAGCTTTATTTTCTACTTCTTTTTTTGGAGCTGCTTTAGGCTCTGCTTTTTTCTTTGCAGGAGCTTTCTTTCCCCAACCTTGCTCTTTGAGCCATTCGGTTGGATACTCGTGTCCAGCTTTAGCAATTAAGTCTGCTTGACTTACAGGTAAATCTGCAGAAACGCCTTCCCAAATCTTTCCATCAGGGAGCTTCCAAATATTCTTTTCTGGTATCGTATACATAATTCTATCTTACCTCAAAATTCCTTTTCTTATTCTTCTTCTTCCGAAGAAAGTACCTTTTTTTTTATTATCTTGTCAGATTCTTTAAAGAATTCTTCATCCCTTACGATCAGTCCAAATGATTGAAGTTGATCTTTTACATCTTTATTGTTCATTCCACTCCTAAGTTTAAAGGGCGAAAATAAATCCGCCCTTTAAAAACATTAACCTGATTACATCTGTGTTATTTTACAGAATGCAGCTGGTTTGTAAATTGCAAATCCTAATCTCATGGTCAATCTAATTGCCAATTGATTTTTTGCAAAGAAATCGCTGTGGCTGTCTGAGACAGCAAGGTCAACGCCTTCTCTCATAATTACTTGAGCAGCGTCTCCACCACCAAACTTACCAACTAACATTGTTCCTGCATTAACAACAGTTGATGGAACTACTTGTAGACCCCAAAGTCTTGGAGCAACATCAGCACCGAATCCACCGGCAACCACAAATACTGGGTTTTTGGCAGCAGCACCAGATGATGTAGTTGCAACATCTGTCACTTGAGTAACAATTTGATACCAGTCTTCAGGGTGCATGATGATAGCATCTGCTTCAACGAATGCATCCTTCCTGATTTCAGTTATAGCTTGATAAATTTGTCCGAGTCTTCCTAATTCGCCAGAGTATGAACCAAATTGAAAGGAGTTAACTCCTGATTTGTTTAATACACCGGTTAAGTTAGGAGCACTACCGTCACCATCCATTAGCTGATTATCTAGTCTCAATTTCATCATTGTTGATAGTCTTGAGTTTACATAACCTTGGATGCCAGCAACGTCAGCTAACAACTCATCTGTCACTGGTAAGAAAGTAGCAATCTTTCGAATGCTCTCTGTTCTTTCAGTGAAAGCGAGTGCGGATTCATTAGCGGAACTAATGTCTCCGGATTCTGCAATTTCACCAGCATTGTTGGTGAAAGTTGTCTCTTCAAGATATACATAAGCATTTTGAGTTGTTGTGATTTGATCAAACAATCCAATAACGCTATCTGGATTTCTTAAAGCGGTCTCCAATATTCCAGGAGCTCTTAAGCTCTCTGGTGGATAACCTGTTGTATTCAAAGTTGTCTTAAATTCGACATTTGAATCTACACCTTTAACTCCATTTTCGTTATATGCGGAATAAGCTTTTGATTCTGTGAATTGCTCACCAATTGTTTTAGGTGCGCTAGCTGCTTCTTCTGCATTAGGCAATGTGTTAACAGGTGTCTCATCAACATTCATAGCTTTCTCGTTAGCTTCTTTTGCTTCTTCGATTTTAAGATTGTCGACTTGTTCTGCTAAGTCAGCATTAGCTTTTGCAATGCTTTCTTTTTGATCAGCAGTATACTTTCCGTCTTCATCTGCACTATCGAATATAGCTTTTAGATCTTCACGAGATTTAACTATCTGTTCTTTAAGATCGTTAACTTTACTCACTATTATCTCCTATAGTCTATTACTTTTACTTAATTTAAAGGTCGACTGTCTCTGACAAAAGTCTTTGACCTTCGACCCATTCGGCATCAAAATCATCGTCAGCTGATTCGCTGTTATCCTCTGATTCTTCGGATGCTTCTGAGACAGGAGTCTCTTCTGCTTGTTCTTCCTCAGAACTATTTTCGTCTTGAATTTCTTCTTCGACTTCAACATCGACAGCTTCGTCAACTACACCGTTTATCTCATCGACTTCGCTTTCGTCAGTTGGTTGCTCTTCTACTTCTGACTCTGAAACTACCTCATCACCGAACTCATCGACAAATGAGTCTAATTCTGCCCAAGCATCGCTGAGATCGTCCTGAACCGTGCGAAGTGCTTCAGTAGCTTTTGCGCCTAATTTTCTACCGTCTTTATGACGTAGATGCGAAATTGCTTTCGCTCTTGTTATGAGGTTATCTAATGCAGCAAGCACATCTTTGACCTCTTCCGAAAAAGTTTTATTAACTTTTTCTGAATCCTCTAATTCTTCTTTTGCAGCTTCTTTCTTATCTCCAACTGCTTTGTCATAGTCATCATGAGTTTTGCAAGGCATAAAAACTGTTTTACCGCCAACTTCATGTGTATGAACACCTATCTCGCAAGAAAGTTCTTTTGATCTATTCATTGCTTCACCAGGATTATCAAAAACATCTTTTGGATTTACAGCTTTTTCACCGTCAACTTCTTCCTCTGGAGCTTGTTCTATTTCTTCAAACTCTGTGTCAGTATCGTCAACTTGTGCCTCTTCGACTATTTCAACATCTTCTTCTTGAACCTCAACTACTTCTTCAGAAGTTTCTTCTATAACTTCTTCAGATTCTTCATTAGGATCTGGTTGATTCATACTTTCTGTAGTCATAACTGTTTTTGCATCAGCTATTTCTTCTAATAATTCAGTATTAGATTTGATAGCCATAGTGTATGTTTGTTGATTTGCACCAACTAAAACAGGTGAAACTTCATAAACTGTAAGATCTTTCAAATAACGAACATCTATTTCTTCATCATCTGAACCATCTTTTTTAAACTTTCCATATTCTGAATCATTTACTTTAAAACCAAATGACCACTGTTGTAAGTCTCCCATAGCTTTTACTAAGTTATAAGCTTCTCTACCAGATTCTGTATCCATAAAAAAGTTTCCAGAAAAAGTTGCTTTGTCTTTGTCTTGAATAATCTTTCCTTTTCCAATAGGCATATCCCACTTATGTGCCCATACCATTGGAACGTCTCCAGATTTGAAACCAGATGATACTGATCCTGCTTTTACGATGTCGCCGTCTGAATCTACTGAATCAAAAACAGAAAAGACCGCAGCGACTTCGCCTTTCTGATCGTCCTTGATTTCAAGTTCTATTGATTTAATATCAAATTGCTCGGACATAATCTCCTCAAATATATAAAATTGCCAATTTCATATTAATTTTATCAGTAGAAGTCAGTTGGTAACGAGTATTTTACCTTATTATTATTTAGTTATGTCCGAGATGATTCGTAGTCTGGAAATAGGCATAGTGACTTTTCTATCTGTTTTTTCATGTGAGCCATCTTCCATTATTGCCCAAACTTGCATAGTTGCTTCTTCATCACCAGAGTTCACAGAAGTCACCACTCCATGTACAACTGAAGGTGGTTCTGGATCTTTTGGAATACTCCATGAAACAGATTGACCTACTCTTACAGATTCTGCTTTAGTATCTTTTGCAGACTTACTTGAATTAGGATGTCCTGCTGGTAAAAGATCGGTATCATAAGGTTTTCTCTTAAATCTACCTGTTCTTAATGCTCTTAAAAACCCGTTAACTCTGGCTAACGCCCACTGGTCAGCAGATCTAACATTACCTCTTACTGAGCCTGGTGAAGTTCTATATGCACCTACTCCTCTTCTAAATACTTTTGCTAAAGTACCTGTAGTAGTTCTAAATTTTGGATTTTTAGAATTATGATCAGTAACTTTGTTTTTTAATATTGTTCTTATTCTTGAAGATATTTGTTTCAGAACAATTTCATCTGATAATTCTTCAGCTTTTTTTCTTCTCTCTCTAACCAATTTTTTTCTTTCGTTAATAATTTCTTTCATAGCTGATTCTCCTATGTTAAGTATACCACCCCACTTAATTGCAGCGATGACACCATTGAGTCTTTTATCACCTTTATGTCTTGCCATATATCTTTCTCTTCTTTTTACCCAACTAAGAACAGATGCGCTTCTGTCACCAGCCATATATTTTGACCATCTATTGAAAGCATCATTTCCAGTAAATGCTGTTGGAGGATTACCACCAGTTCCAGCCATACGCCAAATCTCTGGATAATCTTCTTTCAAAGCTTTTGCATATGCAAACGGGAATTGTTTAAATTTTGAGTTTGATATTCTTATTGCCATATCATCACCTGCACTTGGAAAATTAGTTATTTCTTTTTCTTCAGGACTATGTAAATGATCTCCTCTTTCATACATAACTTCTGCTTCTTCTAAAGACACTTTTAATTCTTCAACCATTTTTTCTATGTATGATTTTTTTGAATTTAAGTATGAATCGTGAGAACTACAAGGCATGTAGTATGTCATACCCTCTACATCTAAAGAATGTGTACCACTACAATCTAATTCTTTAGCTCTTTCTTCAGCAGCTTCTCTTGTAGTAAACATATCAATACCTCTTG